GGCTGATCGATATCCCCGCCATCGGGCAAAAGGGCAAGCCGATCCGCCTGACCGACACCGGCCGCCGCCTGACCGAACCCAGCGGCCCGCTGGCCCGCCGCAAAACCCTGATCACCTACTGCCAACTCTAGGAGACGACATGGCAACCAAGAAAACCCGCATCAAGTCCGCCGCCGCTGCGGTCGCCGTACCGCAGAACCGCGACCAGGCTGCCGGCGCTATCGCCGCCATCGGCGTCGCCAACCGTCGCCTGGCGCGCATCACCGCCGACATGAATGATGAACTGGCCGCCGTCAAGGCGCGCTACGAGGAGCAAGCCGAGCCGCTGCGCCTGCAGGTCGAAGCCCTGACGCAGGGCGTGCAGACCTGGGCTGAAGCCAACCGCGACGCACTGACCCAGCAGGGCAAGGTCAAGACCGCTGCGCTGACCACCGGCGAGATCGCCTGGCGTCTGCGCCCGCCGTCGGTGCGCATCACCGGCGCCGAAGCCGTCCTCGACGCGCTGCGCCGCCTTGGCCTGAAGCGCTTCATTCGCGAGAAGGAGGAGGCGAACAAGGACGCCATCCTCAACGAACCGGAAGCAGTCGCCCACGTGCCGGGCATCGCTATCAGCCAGGGCGAAGACTTCGTGGTCGTGCCGTTCGAGGCGGAACTGGCGGAGGTGGCGTGATGGAGTGCATCAACCGAGCAATAGAAAACAACCTGCTGGCTGACGCGATGGTCAACAGGCTCTTGCAGGTGACGGCCGGCAAAAGTACTGACGATCAGGCCTTCGTCCCGCCTCATGAGACCCGTGCGGAGCGCCGGGCCCGGGAGCGTGCGGAGAAAAAGGCTGAAAAGCGTGCAGCCAAACGAAAGGAGGCCGCGTGATGTGGTTCCACAACCTCCAACTCTACCGCCTGCCGGCCCCCTGGACGATCACCGCCGACCAGCTGCGCGAGCAGCTCGGCCGCGGAGTGTTTCACCCCACCGCCGGCCATGAAGCCCGCTCTCGTGGCTGGGTGGCGCCGCGCAAGGATGGCGACCTGGTCTATGCCGCCAACGGTCACTGGCTGATCAGCCTGGTCGTCGAAAACCGCCTGCTGCCTGCCTGCGTCGTCAATGCCGAAGTCGCCCAGCGCGCCGAAGCGCTGTTCAACCAGCAAGGCTACGCCCCGGGCCGCAAGGCGCTGCGCGAACTGAAAGAGCGCGTCATCGACGAGCTGCTGCCCAGGTCGCACACCGTGCGGGCCCGGACCTTCGTCTGGATCGATCCGCAGAACGGCTGGTTCATCGTCGATGCCGGCAGCCCAGCCCGGGCCGACCAGGTCATCGAGCACCTGCGCCACTGCCTCGACGAATTCCCGCTGACTCCGCTGCACACAGAACTTTCGCCGCAATCGGCCATGGCCGACTGGCTGGCGGGCGAAGCGCCGGCCGGCTTCACCATCGACCGCGACTGCGAACTGAAGGCCCTGGGCGAAGAAAAATCCGCCGTCGCCTTCAAGCGCCACCCGCTGGGCGACGAGGTCAGCGGCGAGATCAAGGCCCACCTGGCCGCCGGCAAGCTGCCCACCCGGCTGGCGCTCACCTGGGATGACCGCGTGTCGTTCATCCTCGACGCCAAGCTGACACTCAAGCGCCTGGCCTTCCTCGACCTGCTCAAGGAAGAAGCCGAACAGAACGCCGAGACCGCCGCCGACCAGTTCGACGCCGACTTCGCCATCATGACCGGCGAACTGTCGCGCTTCATCCCGGCGCTGGTGGCCGCGCTGGGCGGGGAGGTTCAGTCATGAGTCGCTACAGCATCAAGGTCAATGTCAGCGGCAGCTGGGCCAGCCTGTGCAGCAGCCCGGCAGACCGCCTGGAAGCCGTCAAGGTTGCCTGCGAGCAACTCGCCTTCGCGCTCGATCACGGCATCGTCTTCAAAATCATCGACTGCCAGACCGAGCAGGTCACCGCCATGTACAACAACCGTCCGCGTGCCGGCGAGCCGCATGGCTGGCATGCGCCGCGGGTCAGCGTTCCCAATCCGGTCCTGGCCGGCATTGACCGCACCACATCCGGAGCGATCGGCCAGCCATGAACCCCAATCACCCTCTGGTCGAATCCTTCTGGAGCATCGTCATCCTGATCTGCCTGCTCATCGCCGGCGATGTGGCCAGCGGTGGCGATCGCATCGAAGGCTTCGGCGAGTAACCAATGAACAGAGCAATACCCATCACCTTTTTCACAACCCTCCGAAAGGAAAGCAACACCATGAACCAATCCGAACTGATCCTCAAGACCGCCCAGGTTTCCGGCGTTTCCAAGAAAGACGTCGAAGCCGTGCTCAAGACAGCGGGCGATGTTGTCGGCGCCGCCCTGGTCGAAGACGGCGAAGCCATTCTGCCGGGCCTCGGCAAGCTGGTCACCGGCCAGCGCGCCGCCCGCACCGGCCGCAACCCGAAGACCGGCGAGCCGGTCGAGATCCCGGCCAGCAAGACCGTCAAGTTCAAGGCCGCCAAGGCCCTGAAGGACAACCTCGGCTAACCCGAAACCCTCGCTTCAAGCCCCGTTAATCGCCGGGGCTTCTGGAGATGGTTTTAACGCAGAAAGACATGATGGCACTCGACTGGAAACCGCACACCGCCCCGCCGCCGGACCGCCTGGCCACGGTGCTGATCGCCTACGCCCCGGAGCTGGGCGTCGACAACGGCTTCGTCGGCCGCATGTACGAAGCCCGCTACGGGCACATCCGCTGCGAGCAAACCGGCCGCGAACCCCGCGCCCCGTACTGGTGGTGCTACGAACACGAAGTGCTTGAAGGTATTCCCGGAGTGAAACAGCCATGACCCCTACCCAAAAACGCCTGGCTTTCCCGCTGCGGGCCCCACGCAACCTGACGCTGGCCTGGTGGCCGGTGCATGTCTTTGCGGCGGCGACTGAAGGCTATTTCGAAGCCTTCTTTGCGGTGCTGACGCCTCGAGGCAAGCCATGAGCAGCATCGGGCTGCGCAAGGCAGCACGTATCAAGGCGATCCACGCCGCCTGCCGTTCGGCCGGCATCGACGACACCGAGCGCAAGCGCCTGCAGCTGCAGATCACCGGCAAGGAAAGCCTGACGGACATGAGCTACGACGACGTCAACCGCGTCCTCGATCACCTCAACAAGGCGGCCGGCTACCAGGAATACACCGGCAAGCCGAAGACGGTCGCCGCCGATCCGCAACTGCAGAAGATCGAGGCGCTGCTCGCTGATATGAAGTTGCCCTGGGCCTACATCCACCGCTCGAAGTTCGGCCCGACCATGGTCAAGCGGCTGACCGGCAAGGACCGCATCGAGTGGGCCGACGCCGCCGGCAAGCAGGCCGTCATCACCGCCCTGGTCAAGCGCCAGCAAAAGGTGGCAGGGTAAATGTCGCTGCCGCCTGTCATCCAAGATCTGATCGGCATCATTGGCCACGGCCATACGATGGCGCTGGTGCGCGAGTTCGGTGGGCGTGATCTGCGCGTTCCCCGCGCCGAGGGCAACGACGTCTGGGCCGCACTGGTCGAGGTGATCGGCGAACCCGCCACGCGCAAACTGGCTGCGGCAATCGGCATCGAGCGGGAGATCTACATCGCCAAGTGCGAGCGGGCGCTCAAGCATGATCGCAACCGCAAGCTGATTGCGCGCTACGAAAAGCTATTGCGTGACGGCGAGAGCGGCCGCGGGGCTGTATTCATCCTGGCCGGCGAATTCAAGTTGAGCAACCGGACGGTGGAGAACATCGTCAATTCACCGCTGCCCGAGCCGTCGACGGTAGCGACGCAGGGGCAGTTGTTCTAAGCTACGTCGATCGATAAAGGACAAGCAATGAACTTTTGTGGAATGAGTGATACCGACGTGCTTCTGACAGCACAATTTGAAGCGTTTTTTCAGGATCCCCGAACAACATCTATCGGCCATGAGCGCGATCAGGCATTTAAGCAACAATCAACCGCGGCTCAATTGGCATTTCAAGAGTTGCTTAGCCGCGGGATTGATCATTTTGCAATTGTCCAAGCTATCGACTTCATCGGTGGCGGGATACCGAACGGCAAAATGAATAGGGACGAGACAATAAAGTACGCGATATCTCTGATTACTCCCAGGTAGTCGCTAGAAAATTCAATCAGACCCGCCCCGAGCGGATCTTTTTTTTGGTGCCGCCGAAACCCTTCCCCCCTCGGCCTCTCCACGCGCCCACGTAGCCTTGCGGCATGCCCTGCCGTGATTGCCAACATTTCCTGACATCCGACGAAGCCCTCAAGCCGCGTGGCGGCCTGGCGGGCTATGGCTATTGCAAGGCGCCGCCCGAAAGCATCGA